TTGAGGATAATCCTGTCTCCTGCTTGTTCAAAGCTAATTCAATATTATAATTGGAATTTGGTGTAGGTGCAAGATATATTGTGTCTTGATCCCACATTGCATAGTATTTTGGTTGTGCTTGAGATGTTCTATCTGGCCAATATTCATTCATGTACGAAATATCTTTTTGCTCCAAGTAGGTACGTGTGGGTGTGCCTGCGGCAGGGTATATTTGAGCCGAACGAATAAAGGCTAATTGACCTGTATTAGCACCTGGTAATGTAACAAAAGAGTTTCCTTGAGTAAGACTAGCAAATTGATAAGACCTGTATACATCTAAATCAATATCTCTAAATATACGTTTTTCTGCATGTTCAATAAAATCATTAAGAATAGCATCTGTTAAAACATCACTAGATGTCTCTGTATAATCTCTAATTTGTGTTTGTAATTCTGAATAAGTTGTCATGTTATACTCACTGTTATTGTACCTAAAAACGATTTAATTTCTATATTTTTATTTTCTTGATCACTACCCTCTAAAGGTTGCATCGTATTAACGATAACTGTTTCATAAGCTCCTGGCGCGGGTATGGGGTTAAATTGAGATATAGTTTGTTTTTTTGCACCAAATATGTTTCTACCATATAAGTTAGTTGTCAAAGGAACAATTGCGCTAATTTTTTGTGGTTTAGCATGTTGTAAAGATTGCGGGTCTGTCACTCGAGGTAACGGTTCTAGTTGAGGATGTTTTGGTTCAAACTCACTAATATGAACCCATGAACCATTCCACTCTTGAACCATTTCATTATAAGGAAACGCCATGCCTGAACGATCTGATATTCGTAAAGCAAATTTACCTGATGCATATCTAGCCATTTAAACTCCTGGAAGATATGTTTTAGGAGTCAAAAATAAACTTGTTCTTTCACCATCTTGATCAGCCGCACGTTGAAACTCATCTTCATAAATTTGTTTTAATAATTGAATTCTGTCTGGCGCTTTTTTCATAGCTATGTAATAAGCTAATCCAGCAGATAAACATGGAAGAAAACGAAAAGGAATCTCATTATTATTCGTGTAATCGCCCGAATCCTTCATCCGAACAAGAGCATAATATATTAGAGTGTATGCTGAGTCTGCAGCAGGATATAGATATAGTGTTGGGTTTATCGTACGTTCAAAATAGTATTGAGTTGGTCTTCCGCTGGTCGTTTTAACGGTATAATTCCAATATGTTGCACGACTTATACTTGATGTTGAATAATCATTATTACTTGAATCACGGATGATGACATCAGTAATATCAACAATCTGTGAACTGTCATCAGCCGCAGAACCAAATAAATTAGTTCCTGTTAAAGCTGTTGTATTAGCCGCTAATGTTTTTTCTTGTTTTTGAATTGTCCAAAGATTTAAACCTCTGTTAGCCCATTCAGCTAACATTAAATTAAGAGAACGTCGTGCGGTCTTTATATCGTAGCCACTACGAATTTGTAGACCGCATCGTTCAAATGCTTCTTCCGATATATCATCAATTGATAAATTGAAATCTGATGTTGAAGAATAAGTTGGCATTTACTTTTTCTTACCTTTTTTCTTTGTTACTTTTTTCTTTTTACCTTTCATGACTTTACCGCCACGTTTCATTTCCATCATCATGCCACCGCCACGTTTTTTAGCAACGCCACCTCTTTTCATTGGAACTGATTTTTTCTTACCCATCATATTGACCTCCGAATATTCGTTTAAAGGTTTTCTGTCTAGATACTACAACGTCTTTATAGTACCCTTTTGGCCATTTCTCATAATAACCTTGACGATGTAGTCTATCAGAAGCTTCCTGTAATTGCGAGAACTTTTGTATGAGCATCATAGAATACATAAGATCACTCTCTACAAGTGGGGTCTCCCCATTTGGAGTAACCAAAAACTCTTGTTCTTCTTCATTGGCTGGATTGAGGGGATGAAAACCCATAAAAAATATATCTTTTTTATTATACCATTTATTGTACGCATCAATTGTGTCCTGAAATTCTTCTAAAGAATAATTAAAGTATGGATCACAAAAGATCAATATCTCATGAACATTAAAATCTAATTGTTTTAATTGAGCATTAAGTTCGGTTTTATACCACTTGTTTTTTCGTTTTACTTCAATAATAACTTTATTATCCTGCCATGTTTTCTTTGCGAAAGGACATGCGGGAAAACCACCTAAATGTTTATTAGGTATTTCAAGAAAGTGTTCAGACCACTTACGTACGTCTTTTTTTATTTCTTTTTGTAAATGTTGCGACATTCTTTGGTTTTGGTCCAGTGTTACCTGCAGCTCTTTTTCTAGAAACAGCGGATTTTTTTTGTCCTGCTGTCATGCTTTTTGCTTTGGCTATAGGAACACATTTTGGATATTTTCTTTTACTGCCTTTAGATCTACCACAAGGTTGATACTTACCATTTTTTTTAGGAGCACCTATATCTACCCATTTTTCTTTTACCCACTTTCGTAAGGACATTTATGCTACTGCAGTTATTTTACGTTTGTTTTCCATAATACCACCGCAACCTTTAGCAATGCCTCCTTGATTATAATTGGATATCTTTTTTCGTTGTTGAGAAATTTTATTAATCATTCCTCCATCAGCTTTTTTCTTTGGTTTCTTTTTACCGCCCGGTGTAACTTTTCCAGAACAAACAGCACTTGCATACATATTTGCATAAGCGGAAGGATAAACTTTAAATTTTCTTTTAGCTGCAGCTTTACCTTTTGGACACAATTTACCCATGGCCTTGACCTCTATATTTGACGTATTGACGTCTTTTGTTTTTATTCTTCGGTCTACTACGTGAAGAATTACCTATACTAGTTCTTTTTTTGACAGGTGTAAAGTATTGGTTATTTGGTAATTTTGCCACCATTATTTATTCATTTGTGCTAGTGGGTTAGCAAGAGTTAGCTTGATTTGTTTATCAATACTCTCTTGTAATTCTTTCATCTTTTCTTCTAAGTTCGTTTTTAATTTTGTCATATCTTCTTCAACAGTATCTATTGCAATCTTTAAATCTTTTGAATTATCTCTAGCATCTTCTTTAACTTGTTGTTCTACATCATTGACAATTTTCTCTACTCTTCTTACATCTTGCCGAAGGTCATTTTTCAATTCGTTTGCCACATCACTCACTAAGCGGATTTCCGACATCATCATTTCCATTTCACTCATAAGCATTTCTACTTCTGTTTGTATTAAATCTGTTTTGCTTTTCATTTCTTCTTTAGTCAAAGCAATAGTCTTATCAAACTCTGAAAGGTCAGGGGCAACATATGACTCAATTTGCGCAGACATATCCTGAAATTTCTTGAACATCTCAAAACCGCCATATAAAACACCAACAGTACTACTTAATGCTAGTATCACTGCGAGCATTTTTCCGCCCTTGAAGCTTATGCCTCCTATACTTACTTCTGCCATTGTTGCATTATCATTTCATCCATAAGCCCATCACTTCCTGCGAATAGAAAGTATTGTGCTATGTTATTAGTTGTCAGTTCAGCATCAGGTATTACATTGTCTGTAAAAAATCCCTCTATGTCATTTAGACTTTGCTGTGCTTCAAAGAAGGATTTAGAGTTACCTAATACTTGCATGACAATTAATGTTTTTAACTGATTTGCAGAATCATATCTACCCTTATCGCCCATCTTCTTTAATATTTTTTTAGCAGCGACCTCTTTTTTGCTCTCTTCTTTTTTTACCTCGTCTTGATCCTTATCTTCTGATTCTTCCATATCTTCTTTGCTATCTTCGTCTTTAGTAGCCTCTGATGAGCTTTTTTCCTGCTCAGGCTCCTCTTTCGTAGTAGTTTCAGTTTCCTCAGTATCTTCTTCAGTAGGTTCATCTTGTACCTCCTCTGGTTCTGGCTCAGAAACTTCTGGTTCTGGCTCAGGTTCTGGTTCATTTACTTCTGGTTCTGGTTCTGGCTCAGGTTGTGTTTCTACCTCAACTTCTGGTTCTGGCATTTCCATTTCCATCTCCATTTCAATCTCTGTCTCAACACTTGCCATTTCCATCTCTGGCATTTCCATCTCCATTTCTGGTATTTCTATTTCCATAACAGGCATTTCCATCTCCATCTCCATCTCAACCATCTCATAGGAAACTTCTGTATCTGGTTCTTGTATTGGTTCTATGTCTATTTCTCCGTTAGGTTGCTCTACAAAATCATTATGATCTATAATGTTCTCTACTATATCTATTACTTCTGTCTCTGTACTACCGCCATATGCAACCCACATTTCTACACTTGTAATAGATTCTTGCACGATTGTAGATATTACATTGTAAAGCACGTTTATGGTAATATC